CTGCTACTAACGCACCTGCTCCATCTCCAATGGTTCCGCCACCAATGTCTGCACCAATGTCTGCACCGATGGCGAGACCGATGACTTCACATACACCTTCAATGGACTTGCACCCAGACGATCCACCGACTCGCAACACTCGAAACGACTAAGGAATATTATGTATCAATACAAATGTAAAATCCTTAAAGTTCTTGATGGTGATACAGTTGACATCGACTTAGATTTGGGTTTTAAAATTATTCTTGCTAATCAAAGAGTACGTATGGCTGGAGTCGATACTCCAGAATCTAGAACTACTATTGCAGAGGAAAAGGTTCGTGGACAGCTTTCTAAAAAAAAGTTGGCAGAGAAATTACCTATCGGTTCCTGGCAAATTATTGAAACACAAAAATCAGACAGCAATGATGACAAGTTTGGTAGAATCCTCGGGGTCTTTATTCTTGAAAATGGTACTCGTGTCAACGACTGGCTTATACAAAATAATTACGCTGTTCCATACAAAGGTGAGAACAAAGAGATGACACAGGCTGAACATCAGGCTAACAAGAAGATTTTGATCGAGCGTGGTGAATTAAAGGAATAACCACATTCTTAGTAGGGTCAAAACCTCTGTAAGTTGTTGAATTTACAGGGGTTTTTTGTTGCATAAATTTGTTGCCTTTAAATGTAGTTTGCTGTATAATTAAGGTATGAAAAATGAAAAAGGGCATATCATGAGTGAATTTAAGTCTTGGGAAGAAATGTCTTTGTTGGAACAAATGCAGTGCCAGTACTGGGATATGTATAAGGACGCCTATGGTGTTCGTCCACGTGGTATTAATACATCCAGCTGGACTGAGGCTGACTTCGAAGCTGAATTCGAAGTGCTTGGTCGTGCAATCGATCGTGAAGAAACAGATCGCAAAGTGCGTGAAGCTGAAGCCACTGCCAAGTTTGAACAGCATGTCACCAATACCATCTGCATGGGTGCGAGAGATCGTGCCACTGCACTCCGCTGGATTATGGATGCCAGCCAAGCCGATGGTGACTGGGAATATTTCTGTTACCTCAATGGTCTCCCTTATGGTTACTTTAATATGAAGAAGGTGGCTTAACATGAAAGGATCTATTCGTGTTTTTATCGGTTTTATGGTTGTTCTTGGTGCTGTTGGCACTTTGGATGTTGACCCCAGTGCTAGCGTTCTTGTTCAGAGTGGTATTGCTGCTCTTGGCTTGCTTATTATGTACTCTGGTATTAAAGTAATGGAGCGTGTATAATGACTTTCGATAAAATCAACGAACTGTGTGTAGAAATTGCTGAAGAAGATCAGCGAAACTATCTGGAAAACACACTCAATGCGTTCATGGCTGAACAAGAAGAACTCGAGATGCTAGAGTTGCAAAAGCAGTATGAGTTTTTGTCTTATGCTGATGAATGTGCAAATGACGACGCACAATATTATAGCGAAATGTAATGAATAAATTTACAATGATGAAACAAAAGAATGCGATTGACAGTGAGATTCTGTTGATCACGCAGGAAGAATGTGCTGAAGTTAGCCAAGCGATAAGTAAAGTATTCAGGTTTGGTATGGAAGACGCACACCCAGTAACTAAAATTAACAATCGAGAACATCTCGAAGAAGAAATTGGTGACCTGATGTGTATGATTGACCTGCTAATTGATAATGGTATCGTTAGCGAAGCTGCTTGTTTGGCTGCAAAGAATGAGAAGCTGAACAAGCTGATGACATGGTCTAACATTTTTAAGGAAACAGTATGATTACGATTAAAGGTATCTCCAAGCGTCATGTGCAACTCTTGGATGAGATGTGGGCATGTGATTCTTTCGAGGAATTCGAGCAATTGAAAGCATCGCATTCTGCAGAGGATCAACTCATTATTGATTCACTAATGCGTATGGTATTGGCTGAGTGTATTGACAATGATCTTGGAGACATGGCAGAAGCTAAAGAATTGCTGAGTAAATTCTAATGTTAGAGATTCATGATAACTTAGTAAATGAAAATTATGCAAACAGACTGCGTAATATTTTATTATCTCCAAACTTTCCATGGTATTATTTACCAGAAACAACTCCATTTGATGGAGCGCATGATTTTGGAACATTGACTCATATCTTTGATCATGAGGATGTTTCCGTTAAAACGTCTGAGTATATCGGGACTGCTATAACTTTGTTAGATTTATTTTCAGGTTCTACTGGTTATAAGATTGACAAAATAATAAGAAGTAGATCTAATCTAGTGATTGGATATCCAGGCTTGCATGATAGAATGTCTGATAAACACATAGATTATGACATCCCACATCATGTCATATTGTACTATGTTTGTGGAAATGCTAACACAGTCTTCTTTAACGAAGATGGAAGTATCATGCAGGAAGTAGAATCAAAAACAGGAAGATTCGTTATCTTTGATGGAAGTATTATGCACTCTATAAGAATTCCAGACGCAACACGAGTTGTATTTAATTTTAATGTAATCTTAAAATAAAATTTGCTTTGTAAGAGACTATCATGTATAATAACAAAACACTGAAACGAAGAAATCCCATTGCAAAGGATTTGCGCACTCCAAAATATCGTCAAAGAGTTGTGGAGTCTAAGGTTCAGTATATTCGAAACCCTAAGCACAAGAAGGATACGTATGAGTCTCAACTATGAAGCAGAGTTGTACAAGGGTGGATTACTTACCACCGTAAAGGTAATGAAGCATGAGTATGACAACATTGAAGTTACATTCAAGAGAAACCTAAAGGGAGAAACTGGTAAACCTATCATTGATAGTTCTTTTACTATGTTTTACACTGAACGAGAATTTAAAGAATTCTTTTTACCATTGATTAATGAATTGAAAGTGAGATTTGAAAATGAACCTGAATCTAACAACTGATACAGAAGCACAACAACATGTCCTCAAAAATTTGCGCACTAATGAACAAGGAATTCGGATTGTCTTCACAAAAAAAGATGGAACAGAACGATCAATGCTCTGCACTCTCTCCGAAGCGAAAATCCCGCAAGACAAGCAACCAAAAACCGAAACGACAAGTAGCCAAACTTCTGGATCCGCAGTACGTGTTTTCGATTTAGAGAAATCTGAGTGGCGTAGTTTTCGTTGGGACAGTGTAACATCAATGGAGATTTAATATGAAGTTTGATAATCCAGCAGCGTATATATTTTTAGTGCTACTTGTTGTAGCATTATTCATTTTTATACCTTTTGCAATTGTGTGGGCACTTAATGCATTGTTCCCTGTTCTTGCGATTCCGTATACCTTTGAGACATGGTTAGCCACTATTGTTCTAAGTGGTGTGTTAAAAACAACAATTGTAAAGAAATAATATGAGTATTCAATCAGAAGAAGATCGCAAGAAACTACGTGGAGCAATCCAAGAAATTAGTGCATCAATGACACGTACAGAAGCTGAACGTGACTTAATCAAGGAAATCATTAAGGAAATGTCCGACCAGTTCCAGATCCCGAAGAAAACGATCAAGAAGATTGCAGTAACTTTCCACAAACAGAATCTAACACAGGAAGTTGCAGACCACGAGGACTTTGTAGACCTATACGAGACTGTAACAAAGACCCCACAAAGTTGAGGGGATTAAAAATAGGCATTGACACTAATTACGTTTTGCGGTATAATATATTATAAATTGGAGGATTAGTCCTATGGCGATGGCTGCAAAACGTAGAGCAAATGCTCATGCTTCTCTTAACCGAAAAGCTGATGAGCCGATGTTAGATCAAGACAACTACAATGTCTCAATTTCGAGAGCATTGCAATGGTATACTTTAAACGCAGACGACAAACTGCGTCGCAAGTATGCCATTGAGTATTTCGCAAAACAAAATAAGAAAAAAGAAGTCATTGCAATCAGCAGGGCAGAAGATTATGATGTGCGCCAACTTGGTACACTTTGTCGTTTGATTGCAAATGGTAATACACTTTCTGAAGACCATATGGGTGCACTCAACAATATGGTCAAGAATATTATGAGTAAAGAAATACCCACTGTAACTAAACAGGATACATCAGTCAGTGTTCCTGTGGTTTCTATTCAAGACCGCATGGAAGAAAAGGCACATCAACTCGCTGCCGAGATCGATGCTGCGATTGATGATTTTATTATCAACAGAACATCCGACTTCTCAACAAAGAACTATCTGCTAACCAATAGCGTTGCAGCACCCATTGCCAAACGCATTGGTGAGATGTATGTTAGTACACTGAATGAGTTGAATGCGGTTCTTGCTGGTGACGATGAACAGCTGGTTGAGGGTTACTCTCAATTCTCTAAACGAGAGTTAAAGAAATTCATCCAGTTTATGGAATCAATCATCCAAGACTGCCAACAACAAGTACAGACTGCCAAGGCAACTCGTGCGCCACGCAAGCGTAAGGCTACGAATCCTAACAAGGTAGTTTCTAAGATGAAGTACTTGAAAGAGTTTGCTGAATTGAAACTCAAGTCATGTAACCCAGTTGACATTATCACTGCAACTGAGTTGTGGGTATATAATACGAAGTATCGTAAGGTTACTGTCTACAAAGCAGATGTTGGGTCATTGTCTGTTAAAGGTACGACTATCCTTGGATTTAGTGTCAGCGAGTCTAAGACTATGACACTACGCAAACCAGAAGAATTCTTCAATGGATTGTCTATGGGTAAGAGAGCATTGAATGGTGCTTTCAAGAAATTGACCACGAAGCCAACTGTGCCGAATGGTCGTGTGAATGAAGAATGTGTATTGCTGGGAGCATTTTAATGATATTGGTTGATTATAGTCAGGTTGCACTTGCAGCTATCTTAACTTTCCAACGAGAGTTAAAGGGTACTGAAGCAGAAGTGAAGAATCTTATTCGACATGTGACACTGTCCACATTGAAGTCATACAAGAAAAAGTATGGCAAAGAATATGGTGAGATGGTTATCTGTTGTGATGGTCGCAAGTACTGGAGGAAAGATTTCTTTCCTAACTACAAAGCATCACGCAAGAAAAATCGTGAAGCATCCGATCTGGATTGGAAGTTAATCTTTGATACACTATCAGAGATGCGAGATGACTTGGCTGTTTACTTTCCGTATCGAGTTATTCATCTGGAACAGGCAGAGGCAGATGATGTTATCGCTGTGATGACTAAGTGGCTCCAGACTAACAATCAATGCGTCCAAGGGTTGGTTGAGGAACCACAGAAGATTCTTATTCTTTCTTCTGACAAAGACTTCAAGCAACTGCAATTGTATCCTACTGTGAAGCAGTGGTCACCAATGCAGAAGAAGTATGTTACTGCAACTCAGAAAGAGATCCATGAGTTTATGATTGAGCATATCGTCAAAGGTGACTCTGGTGATGGTATTCCAAACATTCTGAGTAAGGATGATGTGTTCGTTAATGCTGAGCGTCAAAAGACTGTATCATCTAAACGACTGCAGGAATTTATCGATAATGGATTCATCGCATGCCGTAATGATGAAGAGCGACGTAACTGGCATCGTAACTCTACATTGGTAGCATTCGAACATATTCCAGAAGAAGTTACACAGAACATCGTACAAGTGTATCTAAATACTAAGCCAAATAACGATAAGATGAAGATCATGAACTATCTCATGGAACATCGTTGTCGATTACTATTAGACGAAATTGAGGATTTTTAAATGAGAAAATATGTAACAGAAATGCTTAAAGAAATCAATGCTGACACAACATCATTGGACAAGTACAAAGAAGATGCAGCACTGAAAATTATCTTTGATTATGCATTCGATCCAGCCAAGAAGTTTATTCTTCCAGAGGGTGAGCCACCATTCAAACCAGCAGATGAACCACTGGGTATGACTCCAACGAATATGTTCAATGAGGTTAGACGATTCTACGTATTCTGTCGTACTGATTTGAAACCTATCAAACGAGAGAGCCTATTCGTTTCTTTCTTGGAAGGTATTCATCCAGACGAAGCTAAGTTGATGCTTGCCATTAAAGACCAGAAGCTAACGAAGTTATATCCAAAGATTACACGTAAGCTGTTGGAGTCTCATAACTTGATCAAACCCATTGTGAAGGAAACTAAAGATGCCTAATTGGTGCAGCAACTCAGCAACACTGTTTCATGAACTTAAAGAGAAAGTTGATGCTCTTGAGCAGGAACTACAAAAAGGTGATGACGCCAGAGTGTTAAATCATCTTGTACCATGTCCTCCAGAAGAAAAAGAAAACTGGTACATGTGGAATGTAAACAACTGGGGTACTAAATGGGATGCTACAATCTATGATTGGCAACGAGTTGATGAACATACTATCTTTATAAGTTTTGATACAGCATGGTCGCCACCAAGTACATTGTATGAAGTGATTGGTGATGAGGAATGGATTATCAAAGCACACTACCATGAACCTGGGATGGGATTTATTGGTAAGTTTGAAGACGGTATCGATGAGTACTACGAATACGATCTTTCAGACAGAGGAAGTATCGAACTGCTTCCAGAGGATGTCATTGAATATGGCAATCTAATGGAAGAACACGAGATGTGGGTAGAGAATAATGAAGAGGATGAATAATGTTTTGGATTAAACCATCAGTGATAAATGTAGACTGTTTCACATTTAACGATACAGCGTATACAAATTTTGCTCCAGATATAGCAAGTAAATTTTATCCGAAGGAATTTAAGAAACTTGATAATAGTATTAGATTGAAAAATAATCCAAATATTAATTCTAAACTAATGAGTGAAATGAATACTATTAGATTGTGTAATGGAGTGACAGATTTATATACTAATGGATTTATTTTACCTAGTTGGCAGGATATAATCCTAGAATCTACTATAGATGGTAATATCTTTCTAGACGAAAGAACTTCCAATATGTTAAATAAACCAGCTATACAGATACACGACAGATGGCAATTTGGAAATGATTTATATCCTGCATTTAATCATGTTAAATTACTTTCTCACTGGTTCTTTAAAGAAAAAACTGGTGTTCAATTTACATGGAACATGTGTGATTGGGATAGATCAGATATTGCAGATAAAGTAAGAATATTATCTGCTGTGCTTGATTTTAAACACCAGACAGCTACTAATGTTAATATGTTTATTAAAAAAGATAGTACGATTTCTTATAATGCTGGAGATCCTCTAGTCCATTTAATTCCACTATCAGAAAAGCGTGTGAAGATACATAAACATCTTTTGTCTGTGGAAGAATATGATAGAACTACAATTATGCAGGGAGTGAAGATGTCTTATAATAATCATAGAAAATTAACAGCAGAAGCTAAGTGTCCCTTCGGGTTTGGAAAATGAAACAAAAATGGGCTGAAGCATTTATGGATACAGCTGAGAGGTTTGCTCAGTTGTCTTCTGCTAAGCGTTTGCATGTTGGTGCTGTTGTAGTTAAAGATGATCGTATCATCTCAATTGGCTACAATGGAATGCCATCTGGCTGGGATAATAACTGTGAGTTTGTTTTCACACATCCACAAACAAAGATCGATGAGTTAGTGTCACGTAAAGAGGTGTTACATGCTGAAACAAATGCGATTGCAAAGCTGGCTAAGTCTAACGAATCTGGTATGGGTGCTACTATGTTTATTACCCATGCTCCATGTTTGGACTGTGCCAAACTTATATTCCAAAGTGGTATTGGGAGTGTTCTATATCGGAACTCTTATCGGGATACTGCTGGTATCGATTTTCTCAAAAAATGTAACGTGGAAGTAGAACAGTTATGCAAATGATCGAACAAAGAATCTTTCCTACATTGGTGGGTAAATTCGAAGATGTATTGTTCCCAGATCAATGTGACGAATTTATTTCATATATTAATTCTGATAGATTAGAAAACTTTGGTGCTCTTATAGGACATGCAACTACATCTTTCCTTCAAGAAAATATTCTCAATATTTTACCAGATCATTTAAGAATGAATTTTATCAATAAAATTGAACTATGTATTAGACAATATGTTGCACTTTATGGATGTAACTCTGTTAATATATCTAACACATGGGTTTCTTATCAATATCCAAGTAGCAAATTGAAGAAACATACACATCCAGGAAGTTCTATTTCTGGAGTGTTATATCTTAGAACAGATGAAGATAGTAGCCCAATTTATTTCTATAATCCTAATCCATTTGCATCATTTACAACTATAAATGATATGCAAAATCCATTCACACGAGAACATGTAAAATTTCAACCAAAGACTGGTGACCTTTTAATCTTTCCAAGTTGGTTAGCTCATGGATCAGACATAGAAGAAAATATGTCAAAAGAGAGAATTATTTTTAGTTTTAATACAGTAGAAGTTTAAAATATCCTATATAATTAACCATGCCGAGAGTATGGTTATTGCAAATTAGTGCTTGACATTTAAAGAAAGTTAGTGTAGAATTCAACTATGATAAATTGTTCCGTAAGATCTAGTAAACACCTTCCATTAAATAATGGATGGACTGGCTCACGCACACAGTTTGCAATTGAGTATGATAGTGAGGGTTTTGGCAAGTGAAGTAAATACAAGTTTACTTACCAAAACCCTCGAAGATGAAAGTCTCGAGGGTTTTTTGTTTTTAGTCCAGAAACTGGTTGACATACATTGATCTTTGATGTAGAATTGGTTTTCTGAGTTAGTAGTGTATCTACCTACTAACATTGTTCTTTTAAAATTTGGATTCTTTTGTTGGGGGTTAGTGTAGCGGTAACACTACAGACTTTGACTCTGTCATCACTGGTTCGATCCCAGTACCCTCTGCCATATAAAAACACATTTCAGCAGGTCACCTGTGATGGGTAGTTTCTGTTTAGTACAGTATTCGAAATGTGTTTTTATATGGGAGTATAACTTAATGGTAAAGTAGCTGGCTTTTAACCAGCAAATCAGAGTTCAATTCTCTGTGCTCCTACCAAAGTTACTATGGTGTTTATAGTGTAGTGGTCTGCACATCTCGCTGTGACCGAGATAGTATGAGTTCGATCCTCATTAAACACCCCAATGCTGCTTTAGCTGATGTGGTCATAGCGGTGGTCTGAAGAACCATTGAAAGTAGTTCGATTCTACTAGGCAGCACCAATTAAGGAGAACCAAAATGGGGCAATAATAGTTCTAATTATGGTAATCATTTTATTAATTTTTATAGATAAAAATTCTTAGCCAATTAGCTCAGTGGTAGAGCAATCGCTTGATAAGCGATAGGTCAGTGGATCGTAACCACTATTGG